TGCTAGTACAACTGGATTCCTTGAGCAAGGCGCAGCTACACCTGCTGGACAGACCAACACCGTTGGTGGAATCCAGAAATCAGTTGTAGATGTTCAGGGTTGGTACAACCGTCAGTTTGATGCTGGTGGTGCTTTCGGTACTAACGGACTTCGTGGTATGCACCAGATCTGGACCGAGACAAATTCAAGAGCACCTATGGGTGAGATTGATGCAGTTCTTATGTCAGAAGCTGGATTCGCTAACTACAAACGTGCATTGTTCCAACAGGAACGATACATCGATGAGAAGTCACTTGATGGTGGACGTATGGCACTGCTCTTTGGTGGAGCTCCTTGTGAGCAAGACCTTTCAATGCCTGATGCTACTGTTAATGGTGCTGGACTTGCTTCAACTGCATACTTCCTAAACTTCGATGGTATCAAACTTTGCATGCATCCTGATGCTGACTTCGCTGTCTCTGACTTCGAACACATCTCAGGAACAACTGCAAGAGCTGCTACACTATACTGGAAAGGCCAGCTTATTGCTGACCATCTCGGTTCTCAAGGCGTCCTTTGGGACGGGGAGGCGTTCTAATGTCACGTTCAGGATTACAATATCTCGAGACTACTGGCATCGATCCTGTAACTGGACTTGCTGTTGATGTACCTACTGCACTTAATCGCACTGAAAAGCGTGAAGTAATTGCTGGTGGAACAATCACTGCAGGCGACGTTGTTGCTTTCGATACTGGTGCTGCTGATTCAGCACGTTCACTAACTGTAACACAAGCTGGCGCAACTGCTAATGGTAACCCACTTTCATGTGGTGTTGCTCTTTCAGACGCTGTTGCTGGTGACAAATTCGAAATAGCCGTTAAAGGTTACGTAGAAAATGTCCATTGTGTTGGTGGTACCGCTTTAGGTGCTCCGCTTACAGCTGGTCGTGGTGCTGGTTCTGTAGATACAGCTCTCGCTACTGATATTGCTTCTGCTTTTGGGGTCACCCTCGAAGCCGAAGCTGGCGGTACCGTAGATCTGATTCTATTTGGTAGCTAAACCATTACTGGGGGGTGGTCCGATCCTGTGTTGGATCATCCCCCTATTTTTTAAGGAATAACATGAATTTAAAAGAACTACGAAATAAAATCAAAAACATAACTGATTACAATCCTGAGGTGCAGTCGTACCTTGATGATTTAGATAGTTTAATAAATGATTCTTATTCAAATGTATACACAGCAAAGAGGTGGAACTTTGCACAAACCCACAAAAATGTAGATATATATCCAGATATATCAGGATCAGAACATCTGAATGCTAACGTATCAGATGGTGTCCGGCGTATCACATTCAGTCTTAATATACCTGAATTAGAGGAATACGCTACAGAATGGGAAGGACAAATCTTTCAGTATGAAGATAGAGATTATACGATTGATCAAGTCATTTCCGCAAATGAAATAAGATTAAGAGAGCCGTTTAGAGGAACATCAACACCTGACGCTGAAGTCTGGAAGATCATTCATCGTCACTATAACCTACCGGCAGACCTTATAGAGATATTAAGCATTTCCCACACAGACACCCCGGTTAGTGGAACCAATACTATATGTGGTAAACAACTTGGGTTAGCCCCAAGAAGAAGTGAGGACCTTAATTTAAAATACGATAAGACAGCTTCACATTCCGAATTCTATGTAATGCAAGAACCAGTGAATGTACCAGCTGCTATGAAGTTTGGTGATTGTATTATTGAAGCAGTTCCAGTTGATAATGGATTTGTCAAGGATAACTACTGGGAATTCACTTGGGCATTCCTATGGGATGGCGTTGTTGGTCCCCTATCAGAGCCACAAATTGTACGTGGTGAGACTGGTGAGAATGGAACGTTCCCTGTATATCATCTTCATCTTGAAACATGGGATGATAGACCAGCAAAAGCTCAGATATATGATGTAGCAAAAGATGTTTATACAACACCGCTTGAGGGATTTAAGAAAGTCCTATTTTATAATTCGAACTTTAATCACGTAACAGGTGAAAGAAAAGGTCTTCCATTGTGGAGACAAGTTAGTGATCAATCTACTTCTAGAGATAGAGATGATTGGCAACCATATGTAGTAGATGATACTTCAGCAGTTGCTGATATCACTGGTGATTATATGGTAAGGATGGGGAATCCAAGATATATTGAGATTGATGGACAACATCTAAGATTTAGACCGTATCCAAGACCACAAGGTAGTGATGCTAGTTATGTTAATGGTGTCGTTCCAGGTGGACAAGGTGCTGATATATATGCTAGACAGTTCCGCCAATGGATCATGAGATATTTAAATAAGCCATCGCCATTATGTTCTGCTACCGATACACCGAAGATGCCATATGAATTTCATCAGTTGATTGTTTATAGTGTACTTCATGAAGTGTTCACAAAGGCAAATAATAGTAGTATGGCAGTGATGTATGATAAGAAGATCACTGATAGTATTAAGAAATTAGAGAGAAGATATATTGATAGAACCGATGTATTTTGGCAGAGGGGACAATTTGGAATTTCGTATAATGGACTATATATGGATACAGGTTCATTCAGGAAATTGAACTAATGAAGTCCAAACCGGTAGATGACAGGCTAGCTGGAGGTGTCGACCAAAGATGGAAGACCTCATCAAACAATGCTAGTAATATTAAGAACTGTCGTGTTGAAGAGCAAGGATTAGGTTGGGTCAATGATAGGGGCTGGGAGCCTCTGATTATGGCACCAGTAGGTACTACAACGTTGCCTATAGGATTAGGTGATATACCTTTTCCAACCCGGTTCTTGAAGTTGTGGTCTCGGCACAATGGTGGTGAAGTTTATTATTTATATGAAAGAAATGTTAAGCTTAAATATGATTTTGGAAATACAGGTGGAGCTTCCACTAGATCGGTTATACTTAAAGAAGATAGAAATGAACCCAAAGCAAATGATATTGGGACACAGTTGATAGCGTATAGTAAATTCGCTCTTATAATGAATGGCTTTGATAGACCCTTTAAATTTTGGGGTAGAGGCGAGACAACAGACTTTGGTTGGAGCCAGCCACCAAATGCACCGAACGTGTTTGATCCGAATCCTGAAGCAAAGGAAGAAGGCATGTCTGTAATGGATGAAGGTGACGTATGCTTCTATATGGGTTCAAGCGTAAGAACAGTGGGTATGGGGAATAATGAGGAAAATGATTACAGTACCTATAAGTATAAAGTTAGCTATATATCAGATACAGGTAGTGAATCGCCATTATCCGCCAGTGTTTCACAGACATGGGTGATAAGTGCTGAGGAACAAGAAGGGTTTTATAGTTGTTTCCTAACTGATATTCCGGTTGGACCAGAGGGTACTGTTGCCAGAAGAATATATAGAACAAAGAATTTAGAAAACAATCCTGCTGAAGTTTATTATTTTGTTAAGCAGCTTAATGACAATTCTGTTCAGGATTGGGTTGATATAATTAAAGATAGCCTATTGCTTACTGAAGCCCCTGATGGGAATGCAAGTATTATCCTACCTCAGTCCTTTAAGGTTGGTGGAAACTGGAATGGTTGTATGTGGTTAGCTGGTGGTTCTGAGATATCTACGAAGATTCATTATAGTGATAGATACTTACCAGAGCAGTTTAATAGATTCCGTTTCTTTGATGTAGGTGGACGGACCGGTGGTGCTGTTACAGCCCTAGTTCCTTACAGTAATAACTTAGTTGTATTCAGAGAGAATAGTATTGAGGCTATATCAGCTATTGCCGAAGACGAATACACAATCAGTACTATAACAGCTGATGTAGGAACAAGAGCAACAAATACTATTGTTGAGGTTCCTAGTGTTGGTTTATTCTTTTTGACTAATGATGGTGTATATGCATTGACGGGTGGTCAGGCAGGTGCTGGTTTAGTTCAGTTGCAATGTAATAAAGTATCAGCTGGTCTGCATAAAGAATGGAAAAGATTAAGTGAAGGTTCGTTAGCTAGAGCTACAGCAACGTATAGTAATCGTGAAAAAGAATATTGGGTGCACTATCCTGTTGATGGAGATACAGAGAATAGTAGAGGGGCTGTGTATCATAGCCAAAATAATTCATGGTCGTTAAGGAATCTAACAGACCCTAAATATCAGGTGAAAACTAATTTAGCTTATGGAATGTATTTTACACACCTTGATGTTGATCCTGAAGGATGGGTTGTTATTGGAACATATCCAAATTATCCTTATACAAGCGTACCAGTGGCTGAATTTGTGGGTTTCCCAGGGTATGGACTACAGGTATGGTCAGCGGCTCCTATGTTTGGTCATTGGATCGACTGGACGTCGACTACACAAACTGAAAATTATACCGTAAATGATGCATCTAAAAGAGAGCTTGATTGTATATATGAAACAGTGTTTGATGATCTTGGTGATGATAGTGTTAAGAAACGTGTCCTATCGGTAGAAGTAGAGATGGTAACCCAAGGGTATAATGATATTCAGTTATCATATAGATCTGATTATGTGTTTAATCCTACTGATGGTGGTGGTGCATCGGCAATGACTGTTGAAAAATATAAGACGATTAACAGTGAACCGGTGTGGACATTGGCCGATCCAGGTGATGTGAAGAACCTTGCTAAATGGGGTGACCCTTGGTCTGGTGACCAGTTATGTAGGGTGAGGTGGGATATCCATACAGGACTTGTAGGTGCCACGTCATGGAGAATACATGGAATGAATAAGTTCCACATTATCAGCTATCATATTGAATATATGGATGGTAAACAGAAAGTAATAACACACAGAGGAAGTGATGGCTAGAACTTGGACAACACATGGTGGAATGCCTGGAGATCAATTTAAAGCTGATCATGTTAATGATGAAGCTAATGCTATAGCGCAACAAGTTAATGGTCAATTAGATCAAAACAATATGCCTCTTGAAACGATAACACATGAACATTTTGTAGATCCTGTAGTTGAGAATAATGTTTATGGTGATAATACCTTGTCAACGTATATGCCTACACAAAGTTATCATCAGTCAACGTTTGCCCCTGCAAATGAAGATGTTGAACAGGGTGATTTAGGTCCTAATACTATCTTCATGACTAACTGGGAAGAAGATGAATGGAATCCGTTCTGGAATAGTATAGATACAAATACCGGAGCAGAAACATTAATATTTAGAAGTAATGAAGGAATGATATATGGTGGTGTTACGTTATCATTAGAAAGAAGAACCGCATATAAAGTTATTTATGATGAAGGCGTGCCTTCGTATTTCGTCAGAGGTGAAGATACTATCTCAGAGATCGGTGT